TTACCAGCACTTGTTGAATACATAATTTCATTATTGGCAAGATAGACTGTAAATGATGGTTTGTTTACAGTTACACTTTCATTATCTGCTAGAGAAGCTACTATATTAGGCGAAACAACCACAGTTAATTCACCTGATGAGTTTGCATCAATATCTGCTTGCACCATATAAACTTTAGAATGATTAGCAAACTTTATTAGGTCGCCTGCTTTTAATGCTCCTGTTTGACTGTTAGCAAAACCATCAAGAGCTATAGTAGCATCTCCTGCTGTATGTGAGCCATTAACTAATATATCTGTTTCTGATTTAGATGCACCTAAGTTTTCTATTGGATGGACTATTGTAAAATCTTCAAATGCGCCTTTTTGTTTTTGTAAGAAAGCAAAGACTTTCTGTGCATCTTCTTGTTGCATAGGTGGCATTGCTACAGTAAAAGAAAAATATTGACCGCCTATTTGCCTGACTTGTTTCTTACCAGACAGAGTTTGATTAACCAGAGTTGGCCTGTTGTCTTGAAAGTTAAGTGTTCTAAAAGCTGGTGATGTTGGAAATTGACCTGACATTATACTATTCCCATCTTACCTTGATTGTTCATTGCTTGATTTATCATTGCTGTTATCAAACCTTTTCTTTGTGCAAGCAACTGATCGAAGCCTGCTGCATCTACTGTTGATATGTTAAAGTTTACAGTAGCTCCCATGCTTTGTCCTTTTGTATGATCTATAACTGTTTCATTGGGATGCAGTATTGCAGGGAAGCCTCCCTTTCCGTCCACACCACCTGATCTTGAACCAAACCCTGTAAAACCACCGCCATCACCAGATGGTATGTCTGCACCATTGAGTTTTAAATTAGGAAATATTTTACCAAAACTTGCAAACATTTTATCTATAACAAGTTTTTGCATAGCAATTCTTATTAGTTCTTCAACCACAGTAGTTGCATAATCTTTAAAACTAGCCTTACCTTTTTTAAGAAAGTCCATAGTAAGATTTGTTATACCATCATAAGATTTTTTAAAAACTCCTTGTATTTCTTCTTGCACAGTTTTTATTGACGTAAAGAAATCTTTATAACCTTTTTCAGCATCTGCAAAAAAAGTTTCTAATGCGCCTCTTGCACCAAAACCTGTTTCGCCATCTTCGCCTTCTTCATTTGGATCACGACCTAAAAGTAAGTCCATCAAAGACCTTCTTTTTACTTTTTCAAAAACTCTAGCTTGAGCTTTATTTATTGCTGCTGCTGTCTTGTTTATTTCTTCTGTAACTCTTTCTTCTTTAGGTGTCATGCCTTCAAGCAATCCTAATTCTGGTAATTGCTGTATGCCTAATTTGTCTTTTATTCTTTGAGGTATTTTATCAATTAAGAGATTTATCTTTTGTATACCTTCATTCAGACCATCTACTATAAAAGAAAGTACACCACGAAAAGCATTTGATAATGGTACAACAAAATTTCTTTCAATAGCTCTGAATAGCATCAGGAATGTAAGTTTTATTTTAAGTCCAGCTATTTCAAACTTGTTAATTACTTTTTCTATTATTACAGCAATCTCATCTCTAAATACATAAGCTGCTGCTAATGCAATACCTATGCCAGTTGTTATTGCCATAAATGGGTTAGCCATAGCCAACAATCTTATTTTTTTAAGAGTGCTTACAACAACAGTCCCTAATAATGCTATAGCTGGTATTAGCAGTACATCCATATTATTTGCTAGTCTTGATACAATACTTGCAGTTCCAGAAAAACCATCTGTCAGTTCTTCAATATCACCAATTAGAAACTGAAAATTGTTACGCAAAGCTACGCCAGCTTGTCCTATAGTCATAGGCATTTCTTTAATGAGATCATTAGTTTCTTCAAACCCTTGTATAAGAATTGGCATAACAACTTCTGCTGTTAATTTACCAGCATGACCAAACTCTCTTAATTCACCGACAGTCATGTTTAGACCTTCAGCTAACATCTTTGTTAAGATGGTGTTGTTTTCCATGACTGATCTAAGCTCATCACCTCTTAGTGTTCCAGAAGCCAAACCCTGTGCTAACTGTCTTGCAGAGTTATTTGCTTCTTGAGCATGTGAACCAGCAATAATAAAAGTATTTGCAACCATCTGTGTTGCTTTGGCTACGTCTAACTGTGTTGCGCCTAAATGTTCTGTGGCTAGTGATAATCTGGTAAACAACATAGCAACAGCGTCAAAATCAGACCTAGACTCAATTGCAATTCTTTTCATGTGATCCATTGCTTTTGAAGTTTCTTCTACTGATCCTGTAAAAGCCTGCATCCTGTTACGGACACCAATCATTACGTTACCAGCTTGTACAATCTCTCTAACACTAAAAGCACCAATGATGGTGTTTCTAAGTGTTTTTAATGAATCATTGGCCTGTTTTGTGCTTTTGTTAAAGCTATTAAAAGCCTTTTTAGACTTGTCATTACCAAATATATTAAAATGTATGTCTGACTTAGTTAGTGCTGCCACTTTTCTCTTCCTTTAATTCAAGATAAGCCAACCATCCCTGAAACTCCTCCATAGTCATTTGTTCTATTTCATACAGAGTCTTACCCAATTTTTCAGCTAATGCATATTTAATATATAGCTGCTTATCTTTTTTTACTTTTTTTTAACATCTTCCTGTGGGATGTTGTTCATCATCTCACTAGATACTCTAATTAATACATCTCTATCTACTCTCTCCAATAAGTTTTTCTTATCAGCTATCGTAAATAACTTTTCACCAGCCTCATCTAATGCTTTATAAATTAAAACATAAGCTAAGAGCTGAACATCATCATCTTTAGCTAACCTCATAAACTTAGAAGTCTCTGAAAGGGTTATAGGTTTACAGTAAATCTTAAGGGGGTTATCTGCATCCTCTCCCCATTCAGGGACTTCTATGATTCTTGTCTCAAGGCTATCAAAATGCTTCTTTGCGTTATCTATTGCTGACATCTTATTAAGCTGTCAATGTTGACAATCCGCCTGAACCTTGTAAAGCAATAGTTGCTTCTACAAGACCATCTGCTGATCCTGTTCTTGTTATACCAGTAACAATAGCTGTGCCAGAGTAATATTTACTCCCACTTGCTGCTGTGTTTGGATATACTTCAAGAGTAACAGAGTTGCCTGCATCTAAAGCTGTTTGCGCTGTATCGGTATCATCGTAAAAGACTTCTACAGATGCAGTAAACTGAGATAATGTTGAAACATAAGACCTAGAACTATCACCCATTGCAGTTTTTTCTACAACTTCTGCATTATGGTCTAGCGAATATGATCTAACTTCAGCCACAGTATTTGAGCCAGCTTTTATCACGCCTTGACTTCCTTTTATAACTGCCATAGTTATTCCTCACTTTTCTTTTTAGAAGAAGATTTGTGTTTTTCTTTTTTCAAAGAATGGGTTGCTTCTTCTTTCCAACCCAAGCCTAAATAATTGTCAACATTACTTGGATGACAATCAATAGAAATTTTACCATCTGGACTAATCATTTTCATGGTTTGTCTCCTAAACTGCTACGTCAGGATTTTTTTCCTTGACGTAATAATTAGTTAAGAAGGTAAGTGTTACATAACCTACTGGTTGCTCACCTTCACCTGTATATTCAATTTCTGTTGATTCAAGAAAAGTATCTTTTGCCAAACCGCCTAGCTCAACATTTGCACTTATTGCTTCTTCAACTTCTTTGCATATTGTATCAATAGTATCATCAAAGTTGCTAGTCGCCTTACAATATCCCTCAACAACTACTGATAGCTCTCTGCTCATAACTCTGTCTGATCCTAAAACTATTGGCTCAGATGCCTCTGCTTTTGTATATATAACAAGAGCTGGCAATGTATTGTCTTGTAGATTATAAACTCTTGATTCGTAAACATTTGTGCCTGTTGTAGTAAGACCTGTTAATGTTGTGCCAAAGTATTCCCTGATCTGTTGTCTTACATGATTTGCCATTACTGTACCTCTAAAAGTAATTGTGTCATGCCAAGATTGTCATTTTCAAAATTTATAACCTTATAATTAGTTGCGGCTTTTATAGTAGTACCATCTAAATTTTTTATAGCTGGTGCTGCTATATCATCACCAAATGCTATATTCGGAACATCTGTTGTCTTTACATGTGCTACTGGTTGAAATCCTTGTACTGGTAAACCGCCTGAATCTATATCTACATATTCCTGATTTAGTATAGCGTTAATTGTAGAAGCCGAGCCACCATTAGGTGTATAAGTCAAACTTATGCCATGTCCAAAGGTGGCATCAAGATAGCCATTAAAATCTCTATCAAACTCCATCGCCATAATTACTTAGCTCTTTTTTTTATCTTCTTTTCAGACTTTTCTAATCCTACACTTCTGTTTGTTTCTTTTTTTTCTTTGCCTTTATATTCTTCGGCCTTTCCATAACCAACAAGTGATCTACCCTCATCAAAAGGTAATTCAACAATATCACCTGCTTTTACTTTTTCTTTGTTTGCAACTGTATCTGCAAGTATTAAATATTTCATAGTTCCTCTCTTAAAAGCGGAGGGCATTAAGCCCTCCGTATTTTTGGTGCTTAAAACCATTTATTATGATGCAGCACAGAATGAGACAGCATGCCTCACAGCTACGTCAACTGATTGTAAAGCTACAACTCTAACTGTACCTGAAGTTGAATTGCTATAAGGATCAACTAAAATGTCTAACCCTCCAAACATTCCAATAAGTAAGTCATTGAAGTTACCAAAGACGTAATTGTTAGCTGTAAGCTGTGGTGAAACAACAGCTCTATAGCCATTAATTTCATCGTTTGCAGCTACGAATTGCGCAGTATTGGTTGCTTTCTCAGTAGTTTTAAGTGTGCCATAGTTTGATGGATGTACTATGTAAGCTAAATCGCCTAGTAGTGCATTATCAACTCTAACAGCAGTTTCCATTGAAACCATCTCAGCAAAAGTAGGAGCAGCAGCACTTGAAAGTGATACTGAGTTAATTCCTGAAGTGTTAGTAATACCTGTTGGATTACCTGAGCTTCCAGAACCTTCTAATGCAGCGTCATCAATAGCAATAGCCATTGAAGCAGCTAGATCGTTTCTAATTAAGTTTTCTACATCTAATGATGATTGGATCATAAGTTGTCTAGTAACGTCTGTAAAAGCTCCAAGAGACTTAGGACTCATAGAGACTGAACCAACTGTGAATTCACTTTCACCAGCAGCTCCGCCTTCTGAACTAATAAACGCAGCAGTTGATGCAGCAGTTTTTCTTGGGATTTTAACATCGCCAGACAGGCCATTTAACATAGTAGCTAGTGGCATTACTGCTGAGTTATTTCTTAACACATCAATAAAGTCGCCAGCTCTGTAGTCTTGACCAATAAGATCACCATCTGATCCAGCGCTTAAATCTCTCTGACTCCAATTTCTTAGAACCTCAGATGGCAACATTACGCCTTGCGCAGTTGTGCCATAAGCTCTCTGAGCAGCTTCAGATGCTTCAAATTCAAAACTTGCAGCTTCTTGTGCTTTTCTGTCAGTAGGATTAGCCATTGCATTAATAGCTCTTAAGATGCTAAATCTTTTTGTTTCTTTTTCTGTAAGACCAATATCTTTTGGAGTTTCTAAAGGAGTATCATTAGAAATATTATCTAATAGTAAACCTCTAAATTCTTCAACAGATTTGCCTTCAGAAATAGCTTGATGTGCTAGGTCTCTTTTGTTGTGCTTAACAGCTAAATCAATAATCTCTTTTGAGTTTCTTGCAAATTCTTTTTTAGCTTCTGCGGCACTTTCTGATCTAACTTCATCAAGATTAATTTCTTGTTTTTCGTTTTCCATTATTTCTACCTTAGTTATATTATCTTTTTCTTTAGATCGACCAACACCTACAACTCTGCTCTGGTCAGCAGGCACAGCAACGCTTGATATTTCTAGCGGAGTCCAGCTTGCTCTATAGTAGCTTTCGTCATCTTTATTAGTACGAACTAATTTATCAATTCTATACCCAACAGATATGTTCATTCTTATACCATCGGATACATCCCTAAAAACTTCTTGAGCAAGGTTTGAATTACCAAAACGAACCACAGCAATTGTCCTTTTTGCTGTCTCATCAAGTTTAAATTCTTCTACTACGCCAATCTGCTTGGTCATATCATGATCCATAAGCAGAGGCGCACGCCCTGAGTTCATAAATTCCATATTTATATCTTCAGCGCTGTGTCCTAGCACTTCCATGCCAAAACTACGTTCTACAGGCTCTTCGCTAGAAACACCAACACGAACCAACCTTTTTTCTTCATCAATATATTCTGATCTTGATAAGTCAATAGTTCTGTAGTTGACTTTTAAATCAACCACTTTTCTATCTTTTTCATCATCGTCATAGTGATAAGGCCTTTCTTCTTGTGTTATTTCTATTTCTTCACCTTGGTTTTCTTCATCCTCAACATGTTTTGCAAACTCAACAACAACTTTGTCGTTTGTTTCCGCAACATTGAGGATATGTCTATCTTCTTTATCTTTCATAGATTTCTCCTCTTTATTTTTGCTTGATAAAGGATGTGATGCAGGCAACAGATCAGTATCATGTTTGCCTGACTTATATTTACCAGTCTTTAGGACTCGTAAAAAATTATTTACACGTGCCATCGCCCATTGCTCTTTTGACTTAACTGTGGGACGCACGCTTTGAGGCGATGTTTTAAAAGCACCGATTCCTCTGTTGTAAACTTTTTGCAATGTTGCATAACTGGTTCTCTTAGATGGGTTGTCGCCAACTTCTTTATTATGTTCTCTTGCTTTTTCTCTTAAAGTATCTTCTGTACCTCTAACATTTCTTTCATCATTATCTTTTATCATAATCTTATTACCCATGCCTGCGTGATTGATACAATAATAGTATAGGTCTGGCGTATCAACATCAATTTCAATACTTATACTTGCACCTGCTTCTCCAGCCTTACCAATAACTTTTACATTTTCTTTATATTCTTGACCATCATTGTGGACACCATCTTCAATCGTTGAAAAACGTAATCCATGTGTTTTATTTGATTGATCTGATATATCAAATATGTACGTGTTTCCTAGTTCTAACATTAGACTTGGTGATAATTCACCATCTAAATAAAACTTGTTACCTTCACCATATTTGTTTTCACCTTCTTTAATTATCACTTGATACTCAATAGTCTCGTTTCTAACACTATCGATACTTTTTTCATTTTTCATTTTTTCAACTAATCTCTTAGACCAACTAAATCCTGCATCGCCACCCCATAATGCCCATGCTATCCTGCCATTTGAAGGATAACCATCTTCACCTGAAGAAAAACCCTCTGCTTGTTTGTCAACTTCATGTCTTGAGAAAAAGCTATACATTCTTTTAATTGTTTCATCTGATAAGTTTTCGTTTGCTACTATTTGTCTTGCTCTAGTAGCGCCAACTCTTGTACCGCCACGACCAAACTCCTCTCGCCAATCCAAGCCTCTTTGTGCTTCAGCTTTCATGCCTTCTGTTGGTTTAGCCATCATCATCCTCCGATGCGCCAACAATATTTGCTTCTACTGGTTGTTTTTGTCCAAATGGCTGATAAGCAAGCTCAATACCATATTGTTTTGCTAGTTCTATTTCTTTTTGATGTTGTTCAAAAAGCTCTTCGGTATCTCTGCCATAACTAGCAGAAATATCTGCGTAAGTAACTGTTCCATTTTGTAGTCCCACTACATTTGCTTGCATTTCTTTAAGAGGATCAATCCATGAGAATGATCTTGGTATATAGCTTATACCTCCTGCAAACTTATCATATTTTGCTATAGGCAAACTTAAGTAACCTGTTGATATAGACATTTCTAACCAAGATTTAAAAATTGGATCAACAAAATGTTCTATTACAAATTGTTGCATGAGTTGATAATTGCTTCTGTCCTCAAGCGCACCCTGACGGATTGAAGAGTAGTTGACCGAAGTAAGATCGTTGGAAAGAGAGTGATAAGAAATGTTTAGACCACTTGCAATACTTCTTAATACGCTTGTTGTAAAAGATTCAAATGCTGAAGTTGGATGTGTCGGATCAAAGCTCTGAAAAGACATTCCGCTAGGTAACTGTTCAAAAATACCAGCTTGTGCGTTCATTGTGGGTGAAAATGTATCTTCGTATTCTCCATCACCAACATAGCCATCACCATCAGGACTGGTGAAGAAACCCATTTTTGATGCTGCTACTCTTGCAGCCACTATCTCTGCTTCAAGATATGCATTGAGTTGTTTTACATTAGCCATAACAGGCGCAATAAAAGATACGCCTCTTGTTTGTTCTGCTCTATTGGGTAAGTATGCATGAATAATCTCATCTGCTGGAACTCTTATATATTGCTGTTCTGGTTTTGGATAACTGTTATCGTAAGGATGTTTTTTAAATAAATGATAGGCTACAGGCTTTCCATTCTTATTAACCTCCACACCCATCTTGATTGAGTTACCATTACCTTTCGCATCTACATTTTTTTGCTCATCTAAGTGGTCTGCTTCTAAAAATTGTATTTGAAAACCAAAAGGTGAATCAGTAGTTTTAATTTTTCTTATTAATACTTCGCCATCTCTTAGCAAAGTTTCTATAAATATTTTCTGACAATCAAGGAATGACAATCTGCCATTTGATGTGCAATTACCTAATCTTGACCATTCTCTCCAAGCACCTTCAATGAGCTGGTTTCCAGCAAGATCAAGTGAACCATCATTGTTCCTGCTCTTGCTGGATACTCTTACGCCTTGCTTGCCAATGACATTAGACACCATCAGGTTTAAGTATCTTGAGATATAAGCGTCATTGCGTGCTAACTCTCTTCCTCGATCTCTTAATATTCTTATATTGTCTTTTATCTCGGCATCAGCGCTAGTAGAGCTTGTTAAAAAGTCTGCAAATAGTCTCCCTGTATTTGCTCCTTGATAACTTCTCTTAAAAGTTCTTTTCTTACCTTTTTTATTATTATTGCCAAATAAATTATCGTACCAAGCCATTATGTGTACTCTGTTGGATTAATATTTTTTAATGAACCAAACTGTACTTTAATAGTATTGCCTGATCCTTGTTTGTTTCTAATTCTAGCTAACTTTATTTCTTTCATATATTCAGCTTTGTATCTATCTCTAAATGTCATTAATTCTTCAACAGACATTCTTGATAGTGATCTACCGCCTAAAGAAAATGAAGATTGATCTATTGTTGCACGTCCCTCTATAACAGCCTCTATTGCATCAAGAACTTTTTTTGCATGACTTCTTAGGTCTGCATTTGTATTTGCTAAGTTTATTGTTATCTCTGTTCGTCCTGAGTCGACCATAATTCTCTCAGAGTCAGCGCTTCTAGTTATGTATGCTTCCCAAATATAGTCGCCAGCAGTATAGCTTGCTGTTGTTGATGATCCTACCTCTATATAGTAAGTATCATCGGCTTCAGTTGCGGTTATTGTAAATTTTTTATTACCACCACCGCCTGAGTCATCATGAAACTCATAAGTAAGAGCAAACGTGCTTGGAGGATAGTCAGTAGCTAAATCATCTCTTTTCCATGTAAATCTGTCGCCTGCAACAAGTTTTGCAGGTTCAGCAGTAGGATAATTAGTTCTATCGAATTTATTACTCAAGCAGACCTCTTAAAATAGATTAATCTACTATCACATTATGGTTTTCTATGCAAATGTCAACGATTATTTCCAAGAAGTAGCAAAATTTTTAGTGTTTCTTTGTTTTTTCTTAGACTTTTGTCCTGTTTTTGCCATATTTTGAGCATTTGTTATAATTTTTTGGTCTATAACGTCAAAATTTGGATTTAAAATGTAAATAGCTGCAAAATTATAGACCATTGTATCTAAGGCTTCGTTTCTTGGACGTATTTGTTTCCATACAAGTGATTTTCGACCACGCACAAACTTTGTTATTCTTTTTTCTGCTGTTAATTGTTTAAAATACTCTTCATCTACATCTGCTGGAAAATGCAATGTTGAATTTTCAACATCTGTCGATAACCTTGCAAATATTGCTTCCTTTGCTGTATCTGTACCAACAGGATATAACACAGCTTTATTCTTACCAACAAACGAAGGTTTGTTTGCAATAGGCTTACCTAATTGGTTTATACCTTTGATACTAAAAACTCTTCTTGACTGTCTAGGTTTTGTAAACTGGTAAACTTGATTTGTATGATGCCCACCAGAGTCAATACAAACGCAAGATACAGGTAAGCTCCTACCAGAAACAGTTTTAAATCTTTGCTTAATGTATTCATCTAATTCCTGCCAAACCTGTATACTGTTTGGATCACCCCAAAATATTCTGTACTCAAGCACCCAAGCCTCATAATCTTTTCCAAATCCCATAAGCTGCAATTCAATACGATCTTTTTGTGTGTCGCAGCCAGCAGTAATTACCAAAACATCATCTGGTATTGTATTTATATCGTAATGTAATCTTCTTTGTAGTAGAGTTTCATACTCTACTCCTTCTCCTTGCTCTTCCCAAGTTTCACCTAATGCTGTGTTAATCCAAGTCTTTAACATCTCTGGTTGTTTTTTAGCTTCGAGAAAGTTTTGCGCCATATCTGCCCAAGTTGACCAGACTGAATATAACTCTGATATATGAAAGCCTGCTGTATCTTTACTTGTATCTGTAGCAACCCACTTACCATGTTTTAACATCCAGCTCTTTTTTGACTCTTCTATAACAGCACCACAATGATCGCAAGCATAGTTAGCAGTTTCAGGTTTGTTTTCTTCCCATACTACATTTGACCATTTAAGAACTTGATACTCATTACATTCAGGGCATGGCACTTCATAGTATCTTTTATCAGATTCCTCGAAAGCAGTTTCAATTCTTGATAAACCTTTTATCGTTGGTGTTGAACACATATATATCTTTCTGTTCCAAAACGTAGTTGTTCTTTTTGTAGCAAGTGATATAGGATCGCCTTCTGTACCAGCAGAAAGTTCATAACGATCACATTCATCTGCTAACAATAATCTTACTGGCCTTGATGCCAGACCACTTGCAGAATTTGAACCAACTATTGTTAAGTGTCCTGAAGGAAAAGATTTATGTAGAACTGTGTTGCCTGAATCTCTACTCCTTGCATCTTTTACGCAGTTACGAATTTTCTCTGAATCTCTTATCATGGTTGCAAGCCTATCCTTAGAAAATGCTTGAGCCATCTGTAATGTTGGTTGCATTATTAGCATAGGAGCTGGATCGTTATCTATGTAATAAGCAATTACATTTAAAAGTATTTCTGTAGCACCGACTTGTGCTGACTTCATAAAAACTATGCGATTTATATTTGGATCGTTAAAAGCATCCATAATATCTCTTTGATACTCT